GGCTACTTGCATTTCAGCCATTCGTTCCTGTTGAACTGCTGACATCTTGTCGGCTTCAGTAGCATTTAAGTACTGCAAGTCTGCTAGTTCTATTTGTTGCTCGTTGCCTAAGTTCTGAGATCTTATAGCTTGGGCATTTTGAGCGTCTATCTGTGCCGCTTGCTGACGGTTTGATAAGTTCTGAGTGCGTACTTGTTGTTGCATTTGTTCGCTTGTCATAACAGCATCTTGACCGAACTGGCTCTGCATGGTCTTCATTTGCTGAGCCATCTGCGCTGACTGAGATTCAGCAGTGTTCTGGCTACTTAAATTAGCCATCCTTACTTGCATTCTTTGCGTTGACTCAGCCATTCTAGCTTGTTGTTGATTGCTTAGATTTTGAGAAGAACGAGATTGTAATGCTTGAGCATTGCTTTGAGCCATAGGCATTGCGGTTTGAATGATTGCATTAAACAAAGCATCTCTGCCTACTGTCGAAGCTGATAAGCCTCTCCTTGCCAGCATATCATTAACTTGTGCTACAGCAGGTCTTGCCCAGACAGGAGTCTTACCTTCATCCATACCAGCTAGTAAGTTTTCCATTTGCGTAGATACGAGAGCTTCAGTTGGTAAAGAAGCTATAGCTTCTCTTATTTCGACGGGCTGTGAGTCTAACTGAGCTGTAACTTTTGCGGGGTCTTCTACTACGGTTGCTGCAATATCATCTGGAAGATCGCCTATAACTACAAGCATTCTTCCTGCTGCGTCTTTAGCCGCTGTGCCTGTAACTGTCCTGCGTTCTGCTGCTTCAAAACCTACTTTGTCTATAATTTCTGCTGCTTGTTTATCGTCAGCTTTTGTGCCTGTAATTAACTCCCGTGTTGCTGCTTCAGCTTCAGGGGTTGGTGAAATCTTAATTTTTTCTCCTGTTACTTTACTTACATAAGATATTGGAGAAGCTGTTAAGTCTCCCGGATCTAGTTGCTTTGCAGCGGCTTCTTGAACAGCGTCCCGGCTTGTTGCAATAGCTCTTTCTGTAAGCGCCCTAATTTCGTCGGGGCTTGCTGTTGAGTCAGGCCCAACTGTACCTTGAGATGCGTCTGTTGCTGCAAGATTTCGAGCAACTTCACCTTCATATGTATTAGCAGTAAGGTTTTCTGGCGCGTCTGCTTCTGTAGCAGTGCCTTCTACTAGAGAATCAAACGTAGGTGCTGAGACTCCGCTAGTTGTGACAGCTTTAGCATCGTCAAGTTCTTGCACATTATCTGACACAGTAATATTAGATTTTTCTAATAAATTTTTAGCTGCAAGTCTTTCTTGTGGAGTACGCCAAGCTTGTGATAACACTCTTTGCGCTCTTCCAATATCATCATATGTAGCATCTATTATTGGATCAGACTCCATTACTAACTTAGAGTCATCTAAGTCTACAGGATCAGGTCTTTTTCTTTCTATGTTTATTGGGCCACGCTCAAACGGGCGTGTATCTTCTTGTCCCGGTGGAGGTGGTGTACCCGGAGGTACAGGGTTAGTACTTACTGGTGGAGTAGGCAGCATAGTTCCGGGATTTAAATTTTGTTGTCTAGTTATTTCTGCTATTTGTTCTGTTGAAAGACCAGCTCCACTATTTGCAAACTCTGCTGGTATTTGTATATCGCCAAACTCTCCTGTCGATATTGTAACCATTTCGCCTGAAAGTCCCGAATTGTTAACGGGAGGAGGCTCAATACCTAGTCGCTTATTAGCTCCGGCAAGAGTAGCATCTGTAAGACCTCCAGCTTCAATAGCTCCTTTAAGTTTAGCTTCATATTCTTTTTCATAACCCGGAGTTGGGCCTTTTCCTACCATCCAACCAAGCCACTCGTCTTTAGAAATAACCATGTTACCGTCTTTATCTGCACCGGCATCCATAAAAGTTTTTAAAGCAGAGTCACTAAACTCTTTGCCATCATAGCGCGTATTTGGAGGCAGCTCTGGTTCAGGAAGTTTAGTCGGTTGATTAGATTGTAAAACCGAAATTGGAATTTCAACAGGCCCAAACTCTGTTTGCACAGTTTGTGTAGCAGGTGGAGGTGCAGATGCAGATGCGGGTGGAGGAGCTGTTTGTGGTTGTGCCTGTGCTTGAGCGTCATCTTGCGCTCTTGCCATTATCTGTGATATACCCTCGTTTTTAGCGCGGGAAGCAGAAGTAAGCCCCGGTAATGCTTGGCGGCCAGTCGAACGCCGCTTAGCGTTGGCGCCGAACTCGCTGTCAGGACTAGGGTTAGGGTTTTGTTGAGCCTGAGTACCGCCACCTACACCGCTAAAGTCAAAATTTCCAAACGGCGTTGATACAGAGCCGGCTCGTCGTGCAACATTCGATGCTTGAATATTAACCGGCGTTGGTTCAAATCTTTCTTTGGGTGTAACTGCGGGTTTAGATGCAGGTACAGCTACTGGTGCTGGTACTGGAGGTAGGAAACCTCCTCTTGGATTGTTGTCTGTTTCTCTTCTCATCTGGTCTATTCCGGCTTGTGAAAAACCGGACATGCCATTAAAACTAAATGTGTTGTTGCTTAGATTAGGAACAACTCTAGAGTCTGTTTTACTTTCTGCGCTATAAGCAGTAGCTGCTTTTTTTTCTGCTACACTTCTTTGTTGTGCCGCTGATTGTGTCGGTGTTGAAGTAGATTGAGGTTTTTTAGACGCTTGAATTTCTGCTGCTTTTTTTCTTGCGTCATCTATCATTGATGAAGAAACATTAAAGCCGCCTAAGTAAGCTTTCTTTCTATTCTGTTGCAAAACTTTTAAAGCTTTATTCTTTCTGTTATTTTTTTTACTCATTATTTTTGCTTCCGATTAATAAGTTTCTTCATTGTTTCTGTTTCATAAATTCTAATGCCTAACCACACAATCGTGAATAAACTTGCTAAAGGTGGCAACCAAGCCGCCAGAGACATAAAGCCTGTAGAGGCTGCAACAACGTCTATTACTTGTTTACTTTCTTCGGTCATTGTTCAAAGCTCTCCGGTAGTTTAATTGTTTCTGTTATTCCACAGTTCAAAAAGAACTTTGAGTTTTTCTTTAATTGTTTCTAAATCTGCATGCATCTTTGCTAAAACAATTACTAACGTTATAAAACCAATAATAAAAGGCGCAAGACTTATGAAGATGTCTAAATTTTGCATTTAAAGTTAGCTAGGCGCAGCGGGCCAATCACCAGCACTATCGCCACCGGGATCAGCACTTTCTAAATTAGGCCAGTTTGAATGCGCTGTAATGTTTCTTAATGCTTGTCGATAAGTAGCCCAATCAGAGTTTAATGTTGTGTCAGTCTCTTGAGACTTGATAACCATCCAATCACTTTGAGCTAACAAAACATCTCTTGTTGCTCTGTTGCTTGCTGCTATTCGTGCAGTAGTTGCTGTCACCACCGCTGCTTTTTCTGCATTGGTCATGTTAGAAACTCGATGGGTGTAGACTTTACCGTCTGATAAATAAGGCGTAACGCTTTCGTTCTTTTGCGTAGCTACATTAAAAGCTAAAAAAGTCACAACTTCTGCTGCTGAGTTTGATGTTAGCCACTCTGCGCTAGGGCCGCTTTTTGGAAAGGAAGTGTTAGGGAACAAAGATTTGCAGTCTGCAATGTTACCTATCGTGTCTCCGTCTAAAATTGCTATTTTCATGATTATGGGCCTGTGTCAGGTAATTGTTTTGTTGGGGCGCTAAAGTTGCCAGTATAACGGGCCACTTTAGAAATGCGGAAGTCATCAAAATATCCAGTCACATACTGAGCATCTGCATATTTACGTCCTATTCTTATTGGAGCAGCGAGCATAACTATAGAGTCACTAAAAGATTGGTTGTCTTGATTTCCGTTAAAATAAAATCGTGTCACCGCAGAACTACGAACTAAAGCGATGTGCGTCCAAGTGTTAGCAGATAGAGCTGTAGTAGTAGTAATTCTTGTTGCGTTAGTTACAAAGTAACTCAACTTAGCATTAGCGTTAAAATAAACAGCTACCCTTGCTTCATTATCACCCGAAAGGCGCATATCAAATAAATAATCATCTTGTGTAGCATCCCCGTAATACCAAAATTCAATTGTAAAGTCACCGTTACCAAAAGCAAAAGCATCTCCTTCCCCGGTGTAGATAAGATCCCCAGTACCGTCTACGTGTAACGAAGTATCGCCAGACTTAGCTTGGTCGGTGCTGGTATTAGCATTAGCTACTAAAATTAAATTATTTTTTCCTGTGCTATCAAAGGCTTGTGCGTCAGCCATGTTGAGTAAGAGCTTGGTATTGGTAATTGCTGGTAGCGGGGCTGTTGGTGGGGTAAACGCAGAGGTATAAACTGCTGTGCCTTTGACTATACGGAAGTCACTAATATAACCGTTTACGTGATAAGCATCATTATAAAAATAGCGACTTATATAAAATGTGTCGCCTCCAGCATTATAGTCAGTAGAGTCCGAAAAAGACAAATATTGAGCGCCGTCTACAAATAGTTTTGTTGTGCTGCTGCTTCTTGAAATTGCTATGTGCGACCATTTGCCCGCCATGCCGGGTGGCGTAAAAGTATGACTAGTCCCAGCAATGTACAAATCAATTACACCGCTTCCGTATTGATACATATATAAAGTATTTTGAGTGTTCTGACTACGATAGTCCCAATAAATTGTATAGTTTTTGACTTCGAGTTGATAAACCCAAAACTCAAGAGTAAAATTGCCTGTGCCGAATGCAAGGTCTGATGAAGTAGGGGTTGATAACGCATCACCGCTGCCGTCAAAAAAACCACTCGCTCCATCTACGGCTGGGTCATACGCTTCAACCCTTCCAATCTGAGAAGTAGGCACGACAGGGTAAAGTACTGTAGCACCAGTAGCATAGTTGCCTGTCAAATCTCTTGCATTATTACCGCCTACTAGCAACAGCGTATCCGAATCGACTAAGCCTCCTACGACTGTAGGAACTGCGTAGGTTGAGTCAGTATATCTTGAAACATCTGACACTTTGACATCAGCAAGAGTACCGGCAAACGTAGTCGCTGCTTGCTCAAAGCCAATCATAAATCGATTAGTGCTTCCAGACTGAGGCACTCTTGAATCTTTTTGAATTAATGCTCCGTCTAAATGAACCCTAAAGTTACTGCCATCGTCAGCAACAGAGAGGTAATGCCATTTTCCGCTAGTTACCGCTGCGGCAGAAACACCTGAAAGGTCTGAACTGTAGCTGTTACTCCCAGAATCCCTAACATAAGTTCTGATAAAACCACCACTAACAAATACTTCCCAACATTGTTGGGCTACAGTTCCATTGTCCCACTCTGTAACCATTTGTTGCCAGTCAACAGAAGCAACGTCAGCTTTAAACCACCACTCAACTGTCCAAGCTCCGTAAGCATTAGCGATAGTAGTTAGTGCAAATTTTCTGGATTGTTGTACCCCGTTAACTGCCTGAACTCCGTATGCTGGCGAATAAGGGCTAAAAGAACCTTGAGTAACGTCACCAATAGCAGTTATCGTATGGTTACTAGCAGACGAATCATCGAAGGCATTGTTAACGCCGTTGTTAGCTCCTTCAAAGTGAGCTAAAAATTCTACGTCTTTAAAATTAGCATCTGGTTCCTCAGTGCCTCCAGCAGCGCCCATCAATACTTTATCAAATGACTTACCCAATAGCAGTTCCTCCTAAGAAACCATAGTAAGTTGTTCCACCATCTCTTGTTAAAAATCCGTATGCTTGTACTTCATCGTCACTGGCTGCGGCTGGCGCACTTCCTCCCGCCCAATCTACTGTGTTAGGCCAAGTAATAGTGACAGCAGTAGAATGCTGAGTAACAACAAGCGTAAAGCTAAACGCTGTTCCTGAAGCAGGAGGATTACTAAATACAAACGTAGTATTTTCGTCCATCGTTGTAGCAAAAGATGTGCCTGTTGCTAAGTTACAAGTGATTGTAGCCGCTGCACTAATTGAGACATATGTTTCTTGGTAGGTTAAAGGTTTAAGAGCGCCTGTCATAGTGACCGTAGTAGTACCTGTAGGAATTTCTAGTACGTCGGCGTCAGCATCGTTTTTAATCGTTACGTCATTAGTGCTACCTTGACCTGTAAGTATTAAACCCTCTGCGGCAGTGTAACCTATTGCAGCATTGTCGCCAGCGGCAGTGTCGCCATCAGGTTCAAAAGTTGTGGCGGTTGCTACGCCTGTTACGTCAACAGAAGCCAGTACTGAGTTACCTGCAACGTCTATTGCTCCGCTAATATCTAATGTAGCTGCATCTAGTTCGCCAGAAATAGTAAGATTGCGTATGCCCGTGTAGTCTTTATTAGAGTCTAGAATAACTGCTTTAGATGCTACTGCTGTTCCTACTGCTGTTGAGCCGATATCAAGAGCGTTAAGCTCTCCTACGACTGCTGTAATTCCGTCTAGGGCGTTAAGTTCTGCTGTAGTACTTGTAACTCCATCGAGTAAGTTAAGTTCAGTAAAGGTGCTAGTTACTCCATCAAGGATATTAAGCTCTGCTGTAGTGCTAGTAACGCCGTCAAGTAAGTTTAGTTCTGTTGCTGTGCTAGTAACGCCATCAAGTATATTAAGTTCAGCAGCAGTACTTGTTACACCATCAAGTATATTAAGTTCAGCAGCCGTTGACGTTACACCATCTAAAATATTTAACTCTGCTGTAGTAGACGTTACTCCGTCAAGAAGATTAAGTTCAGTAGCCGTTGAGGTAACTGCTACGTCTTCATTAACTTTAGGGGATGTTAATGTTTTATTAGTGAGTGTGTCTTCTGATACAAGAGATACTAAAGTTGAGTTAGCTCCGGCAGGAAGCATTAAAGTGTTAGTAACTCCTGCGGAATGTGGCTGACCAAAGATCTTTTGACCGTGGCTGTTACTTTCACAGTTTAGTACTATTGCGCCTGAGTTAGTGTTTCCTCTCACTACGACTGTGCCTGTCCCGTGAGGAGCTAGGTCAATGGTTGCGTTAGAAAGCGTAATAAGATCTTTACCATTAACGTCTAGATTTCCACCTAACTGAGGAGATGTATCCTCCACTACATTTGCAATAGCAGATGAAGCCGCAAGTCCACTTACTACAGCACTACGAGTTACTCTTTTTAAACCGCCACCTGAAGTATCTATAGCTATAAATACATCGTCATTAGCTACTGTACTAATCTCAGATAATGAAGACACGGCTGTAGGATTAAAGTTAGTACCATCTGCAATGAGAAGCATTCCTGCTGTGTTAGTTCCCATTATTAGATCGTCGCCGCTAATAGTAAGATCACCTGCTATAGTAAGATTTCTTATCCCGGTATAGTCTTTGTTTGAATCTAAGATTACTGCTCTAGAAGCTACGGCAGTTCCGATTGCTGTGCTGCCTATGTCTAAAGCATTAAGCTCTCCAACAACTGCTGTAATGCCATCTAAGGCATTAAGTTCTGCTGCTGTAGATGTAACGCCGTCTAAGATATTAAGTTCAGCGGTTGTCGATGTAACACCATCAATTAAATTTAATTCTGTTGTTGTTGCCGTAACACCGTCAAGAAGATTAAGTTCCGCTGCGGTACTTGTTACACCATCAAGTATGTTAAGTTCTGCCGCTGTGCTAGTAACGCCATCAAGGATATTAAGTTCGGCGGTAGTTACGGTAGCGCCGTCTAATATTTCTAGTTCAGCTTCGTTAAGTGCTGCGCTGCCTACTGTAAGTCCACCTACAGTTGCAATGCCTGTTACGCCTAGCGTTCCTGCAATAGTAGCGTTAGCGTCTACGTCAAGCGTGTCTACGTGTATTGTTCCGTCAAAGTAACCGTCTTTAAACTCTAAAGAGCTAGTACCTAAATCTATATCGCTATCAGTAACAGGGACTATAGCGCCATCTTGGATTCGTATTTGTTCAACGGCTGAGCCACTTACTTGAACAAAAAATCCCCAGCGGTTGTTGCTAGTATCTACTACGAGTTTATTTAAAAAATCTTGATCGCCTATTATTTCAATGTTGCCGCCTTCTCCAGTACCGCCATCGTGTTGGTGGCCCGTAGTTCCTGAAGAAGCATAAACAAAAGCGTTTAAAAGCTGATTATATTCGTTATTAAATAAAGCGGCTGTTATTACATCGCCGTCATCAAAAGTACTTTGTCTCGTATAACTTGTTCCTGCCATTTCTTATCTCCTGCCTGATGGCACGTAATTTATATATAGCCCGTTTAGGGAATAAGGAGGACGCTGGTCATCCGATTTTATTTGGAAGCTTACTGTGTGTCCTGAACCTTCAAGTACGTGACGAGCCTTTGGGTCACTGGTTCCTTCAAAAAGAGAAGTCCCAAAAACCGCTAATCCAAAAGAAGGAGGAACAGGTATGTTAGATAAGTTAATGTCTTCTGGTTGAGCTACGTCAACGTCTACAAAATCATATTGTGTTCTAAGTACTGGAGCTATTGTTCCTTCAGGTGCTATAGAAAGTTTTAAATACTTCATAGTCTTTCTAGTTCCTACATCCCCAAAATCTAAAAACGGTGTAGTGTACCTAGCGTCAATATTAAAATCAGTGCCATTATTTATAAAAGAATTACCTATATCGTGATTATAAAGATATCCGTTTTTATCTCCGTGATATATTTTTTCCACACCGGCAGAATCAAAGTCAGATACAATTGCAGTAGATTGAATGCCTTCAGTCTCTGCCCACTCAAAACCTTCTCTTGTTAAAGTTCCTATAATTCCTTTAGCTCTGTTGATTGCTCCACCAGTAGTAGAATAGTACAATCTATACTGAGAGCGTCTTCTTAGTACACAGCTTGTAATAGTAAAAGTATCTATGTCTCTAGAAATTACAGAAGTTACAGATTGTATTTGTCGGCTTACTGAACCTAGTTCCGTGTCACCAATTCTTGCTGTTGCTGCTACGGATCTAACTCCGTCAGGGCTTAAAAATACTAAGTCGCCTCCAATTTCTTGAATGCTATGATGACTTAAACAACCTACGTTTTGTGCAATAGGAACAACAGCAATGTTAGATGAGTCGTTTATATTTGCTAATCTATAAATACTGTTTTCACAGAAAATAATTAAATCTGTTCGGAAACTTTTAAGACCTACAACTTGATCGTCTAATGCAATGCTTCCAGAGCCGGAAGCTGTAAACGACGTAGGGTCTAAAGTACCACTATAAAAAATAGTATTTTTAGCTGTTGAAGCTCCTGCAACAACAAAATGTTTGTCATGAATAACGCCTACGTCAGGAGCAGTTGTTCCTGAAACAGTAATTTCACTTGCAAAATAAGTTCTAGTTGATAAAGCTCCTTCACCTGTCATTTTAAAAACAAAAGGTTTATTAGCTCCATCACAAATTAATACTTGACCAAACTCTTCGTTGCCTTCAAAAATTGAAATAGACGCTTGCCCTTGATTAGTTCTTTCAGTAACTGATCGTCCACTAAACGTAGTAAAGTTATCTCCACCACTAGCTACACTAGCTTTATTAATTTGTACCCACGTAGCGCCGTCGTTGCTAAAATAAATGTTTGTTCCGCTACAAGCAATTAGGCCGTCTGCATATACAGCTAAGCCTAGTAAAGGGGTATTTGAATTAGGTCTAGCGTTTCCAAAAGCAGTATAGCCATTAACTCTTCTGTAGCCGCCATCAGGATCGACTTCAAAGTTTTTAAGCTCTGTAGCAAATCCGGGCTGACCAAGAAGCTCAAGCTGATTAAGATTAGTGTTTAAGCCACCTTTGCATGAAATGCCAAACGGTTGAGAAGCAGCCATACTATACGAATCTCATTCGGTCATCTGTAATATAAATTGGCGCAGGAGACATTAAGTTAGATCGCATACTCTTTAAACCTTTTTTATAATCTTCTTGTGCGAAAGCTGCGGATTGCGGGTTGTCTTTAAACTGCCACATATAGTATCTAGCTTTTGCCATAAGGACAGGAGAGTAGACATCGGGGAATAATAGTACATCGCTGTGTGCGCTCAGACGCGCAGGAAGATCCCAAGCAAAGTACCAGATACGATATACTTTATCTGGTATTGGGCTAAGACCAAACTGTCGCCCATCGGGACTGCGTATAATAGCGTTAGGCTTGCCGTAGCTTTGAGTGTCGGCATCGTCTAGGTTTTCTGAGGTTCTTCTAAAATCTTTCCAGTTTTCTAGTGTTATAAAGCGTAGGTTCCCGTCACTATAAGGAGGAGATTCTCCGCTAACACCTACAGTAGTAAGATAGAAGTTATCCCAATCTACTGATCCATAATCTGTTGTAAGGCTTGAGCTTGCTGGCTTTAGTTCATACCATCGAGTTCCAGCTACTGTTTCTAAATATACGTTGCCGTACATTGGATCTGTTCCACCACTATCGGAAACAGCTAAAAAAGGCCACTGAGGTTCTTCGTTTACTATGTCAAAGTAGGCTCTATTGATGTTATCTTTAGCGTGTTGTTGTACGCTACGAGCAGCAGAAAAGGTTGCAGACGTTAGCACAACTTCATTAAGCTCACGTAGAAGTTCGTTTGTTAACTGTAAAAAGGTTGTTGCCATCGTTTACACTGCCTTTGATTTAGTGGCGGGGGTTTCTTTGTCACCCCAAATTGCATCCC